CGTACTTACAAGTCAGGCAAGCGGGGATGGGTAAACGAATGCTGGAAAGGCGATGCAAGCAGGGGAACCGTCTTTAAAGATTATCAATTCAAGGAGAACGCATGAAAGCTAGACAAGTATTCCACGCACTTATGTCCTCTAAGGGCTATACATATTCTGATTTATCAATGAGTGGCGACAAGTACATCAACCCTGCTATGCAAGGCAGATGGAACTATTTTTTAGCTGGTTGGGAAATGCGAGGGGTCATGTGATCAGCCTGTTTTTAATGCTGTGCCTTGGAGCCGCCGTGACCATTGTGGTCGCTTGGTTATTTGTGCAAATCTTACTGTGGGCTGAGGAATAACGCCCGTTCATCCTGGCGGCGTTTAACCAACCCTGGCAAGACTTTGCCACCACCTTTGGTGTACTTCAGGAACTCATCCCCAGCACCCGCCTTGTCGCCTCTAAGCACTTTTTGGCGTAGCGTTGAACGCTGGGTTGTTCCCAAGCCGCAGTTAAAAGAAAAAGAAACAAGACTGTCAAACATCCCTTGGCTGAGATCGACAGGAAATAAAGTGTGGACTCCACGTTCAAACCTTGTGAGATCGTTTCTGAGAATGGCGTTTACTTCTTCTGCTGAAAACGTGCGGTTATCTTCTGAACGTAGCTGATAACTATCTCTTTGATCGACTGGCATTTTGCCTTGATCTGGGTATAAAACATGACCGACTCCTATTGTCCAAAGTTTTGCTGGGCAACGGTAAGGTTTGAACCTCACCCCCTCATGGTGCTTGACCATCTCAACAGCTTTAGGGCTGATGTTCATTTCTTAAACGCCTGACCACCAAACCAGAATGAAACAATACAAGCCCAGATGATCTGGGTTTCATCGTCCCATAGTTGATCCATTGCCACATTAAAAGCAACATCGGTGTGCCATGCGTAATAAAAGCCAAACACTTCTACAAACATAAACATGGCAAACATGCCATAGGTAATAACACTACGAGTTGCTGCCCTCATATTAATGACCCAGGTGGATGCACCTTCACCAAGTGCCACATCATGGGCATATAGAGCTTGACGCTCTTGCATAGCTGTTTGGTTATTAGTAACATCTGCATTGATCTGAATTTGTTCAGTTTGGATATGCTCAATGCGCTCTTGGGCTTCCAAGCCAGCCTTCTTGAGGGTTAGTTCCCTCTCAGTTTGCATTGCAGCCAATGCAAGTTCATGCTTTTTGTCAGACTTGTCTTGGATAAACTCAAGGATTTTTGGGAGTCCCCCCATTAGGAAGCTCACTAGGGATGAGAACAGAGTTATCATTTTTTAACCTTTCAAGTTGTTTGCGTTCATACTCTAATTGCTGTCGCAATCTTTCCATGCGCTCAATTTGCAGTTTACTCTCTCTTTGTACTGCTAATGTGTCATAGTAAATGGAGCCTATTAGCGGAAGCAATAAGACAAAGACCAACACCATAGCAACTAATGCAACTAAAAACCCCATCTTACTTTTCGATCCATTACTAGGAGACTGAAGAACAGGACTAGGTACAGAACGAACACTAAACAAGCTCCCACGTAGATTGCCTTGTCTTGGATTGCGCTGATTACCTTTCTGCGTTGCCATTCAACCTCTCGTTGTTTTTGTTCTTGTGCTAATCGGGCTTGTTCTTGTTCTTCTATGATTTGAACTCGCATTGTATTAACACGGGTGTATAGATTACCCAACTCAGGGGGAGATTGGTACACCATTATCTCCCTAATTTCTTTAGCCAGCTTTTCAAACTGTGTTTTAGCAAGTTCCCTGTTTAGTGCCGACTCCATGATATTTTGGGTTGGGTCATAAACAGTCTTAGACTTCTCTTCTTCCTCTCGAATATGATCTGCAAGTTGTTGTTGAACCTTGAAGAATTGACCAAGATTTGCTGCCAAATCAGCTACAACTGCATGTTCATCCCAAACTTGGGCTTCAGCTTTTTTTGGCTTTGGAACAACTGAAGTTGCTGTAGGCTTGGGTTTTTTCTTTTTGAAGAACCCAAAGAATCCACTAACTTCTTCTGCAATTGCTTGAACTTCTTTGACAGTCTTTTTGGCTTCAGCAACAGTTCCCTTGACTTCTTTGTAAAGTTCACAGCCTTTACGAATTGCTGCAACACATCCGTTTGCCATTGCAAGAAGGGTAAGAGGATCAATTTTAAGCTTCCTATTATTCCAAAAGCAGATTGTTGTTAGACATATACTGAGTCATCAACCAACTGGTTCCATCAGATACCAGTGTGCATTGATCCCCAGAACTAGCCAATAGAATTGATGTTCCAGCAGCACCTCCTGCAACAGCCACAACGTTACTAGTAGCAGATACAACTGTTTGAACTTGATAGTTTTGAAAAAATAGTATTCGACCAGAATAACTAGCTGGTGCTGGCAAAGTAACTGTGCAAGTTGATCCAGACTTGTTGTTGATTAACCAAACCTCAGTGGCAGCAACAGTAAAGTTAGTAGTTTTAATGACAGGCGTAGTTAAAGATAGGGCTGTAAAACGTCCTGTAGAAGCAGTTGTAGCACCAATAGATGTGCCATTAATAGTGCCACCAGTAATGCTGATAGCATTAGAGTCTTGGTTTGATATAGACCCAAAAACTCTATTGCTAAGTTTTTGAAGCCAGTCTCTCCAAGCAAAGTTTTCACCAATAGGGTTTGGTGGAATAGGAGTTTGAACAGCCATATTTATTTTTCCCAACCCTTTAGTTTGGCTTTTTCACGATACTCTTGTGCTTGTTTCTTAAGTAGTTTTTCACGTTCTGCTCTAGCAGCTTTCTTTTGTTCTGGTGTTCCACCGTAAACAGGGAAACCAAGTGTTCCTAGTAACGCACGTTTAGCACCCTCTCCTTCAGGAGCGCCAGCAGCAGCTTGAACTTGAAAAGGTGTAGCCATTTGAGCAACAGCTTTAAGTCTACCAAAAGCACTACGATCAACCAATTTTGGCGCATCAGGACTAGCGTACTCTAAACCACCAACACCAACAATAGCAGCTTTAGGTATAAACCCTAGTTTATTAGACAGTGTTTTACTTGGGTCCATTATCCAGTGATAAGGCTCCATAGCGTGTTTCATAGCTTGCATGGATGTACCGTCAGGATACTCAATACGAGTTGGATCTTTGTTTTCCCAAATAGGACGACCCGCAGTCATCAAGTTAATAGCATTAACTAGCGTAAGGTACGTCAAAGCAGTTTTAAATTGATACAACCTAGCATAGTCTGCTTTAGTTGTAGGAACCATCATGCCTTTAAGACCTTCAACAGGTTGCCATTTAGTAGGATTCAATCCTTTGGGAAGAGCAGCAGTAAATGCTCGCAAAGTAGATATAGTCCAATCAGGAGCAAACAAAAGAATTTGCAAAGCTCTACGACCTTCAGGACTATACGCAGCCATAGACATGCGTTTAGCAAACTCATTTTGAGTCTGCGTAGCAGCATCAAACCAGTTCAAACCACCAAAACTGTCATTAACAAATCTAGAGATTTCTTTACGAGCAACAGCTTCATCAAAGGGTTTGCCATCTTTAGAAGCTTGTATACGAGCTTTATCTAAATAAGCATTAGCCACCATCAACTTACCACCAGTGTGCAAGTAGTCCCAAGTATATTTGTCAAACAAACCTAGGGTGTATTTTTCAACAGCAGTTAAAGATGACTCGAGTATGCGGGTCTTAGGACCATACTTACCAATCATTGAGTCTACAAACTTACCTGTAGATGACAAAACACCTCTAACAACATCTTCTGGGATTTCAAGTACAAGACCACCATCTCTAATCCACAAGTCAACACTCTCTCCAACCCCACCTTTTCTAAACTGTTCAACAGCTTTAGAGATTGCAGATAATTGCAACTCTTTACCAGTGACAGCTTTAATACCTCTCTCAACAAGAGGTAACACAATAGCTTCTTTAAGCGGTGTGAAAATAGGAATCTGAGCACTAGACATAACTTCCATCAAAGACTTAGCATGGAAGAAAGAACCAATAACGTTAATACGTTTAGTAAGTTGAGAGACAGTTCCAAGAGCTTTCATCAGCTCACCAGGACCAGCATCAAAGACAAACTTCAAGGCTGGCATCATGTCAGGATGTACAGCATAACCAGCAAACTGAGGACTATCCATCATCTGCCAACCAGGTGGCATTGGATTGTCTTTAGAAACTTCTTTGATTAAAGTCTCACCATTGACGTTGCGAATCTGTTTAAGACTATCTACAAGATTTTTGTTTTCAATTGCCTTTTCCATTGACAAGGCATACTCTTTATAGATTTCAGCGATGTCTTTGGTCTTAATCTGAATGCGATAGTCAGACTTACCAGCAGCAGCAATACGAGTATTAGCTTCGTTTATATACCACTCTAAGTCTGCAAAGGTTTTGAACTTACGTTCTTTACCAAATTTAGACTCAGTGCTCATACCTCTCATAGAAGGATCACGAGCAGCTGTTCCTAGTAACGCTTGGACAAACTCTTCACGAGCACCCTTGGGAGCACCTTTCCAATCAATGATGTGGGTAACGTAATCTTCCAATAGACCTTTAACAACACCAGCATCGACAGCACGATTGCCAATATCCTTGACAAGAGCTTCATACTTCTTAGCAAGAACAACTTCTTCAGGACTTAGTTTAGATAGATCACCCTTGTCAACAGCTTCAGCAATAGCTTCACGCCTAGCAGGATCAGAGATATCCTTCATCATGTCACTTGCTTCATTGTGAATGATGCGCTCATTGGCAAGTTTGTTTTGGATGTTCATTCCAACAAACTTTTCAGTTTCTTTGATGGGTTCTAACCAAGTTTTTTTGTAGTTTTTATAGCCTTCATAGAACTCAACAGCAGCTACCTTGCCATGTTTTTCAAAGATTTCAGCAGCAATATCGTAGAACTCTTCCTCACTTTTAACATCACGAGGATCAGTTTTAGTCTTGTCAACGGGAAGCTCATCTGGTGAGCTTATGGCTTTAGAAGGAACACCTGTTGCAAAATCAGCACGAGGAGTAAACTGCTCGGACTGCTTAATCATTGAGATGCCACTGTCCATGACCTCATCAAAGGCTGTACGAGCACCTTCAGGAATGCCGTTGCTTATACGAACAACTTCTTTGAAAGCACCCCATAAGTTATTAAGAACACCTTTAGGTTGTTGACCAACACTAATGCCACTCAATAACTTTTGAAATCTTTTGCTAGTAAAAGCTTCAGCAGCAAACTCATGTACATCTTCAAATCCGTAATATGGTTCACTTGTAGCAGGATCAATGTCTTTACCACGAGTAGCTTTATAAGTATCAAACAACTCCTGCATCTTAATAGCAGCAGCACTACCCTTTTCATTTAATAATCTTTGTGTACCAGCATGAATAGCTTCGTGCAAGAGTGTGCCTACATTACCACCTTCACCTAGTTCTACCAAATGCCTATCGCCACCTGTGTATACACCCCTAGCATCTTGTTGTTCAAAACCATTCTTGTCTACATACTTAATAAGGTTGTTTGAGAACTCAAGCCTAGCACTGTTAATGAAACTAGATTTGTTAAGAGCTTTAGCAAGTATGCGTTGACTAACAGTACCCAAACTTGGTGTTTGAATAATACGCTCTAGGGCTTCACCTACACTCTTAGTGCCCCACAAATGGTCGTGCAACTCTACCCAGGTAGGTTTGTTAATGTCAGCAAACTTAACAGCAGGTATGTCTTTACGCAACTGTTCAAGTTCAGCAGTAAGCCTAGCGTCTTCTGCTTTAAGTTCTTCAAGAGCTTTAGTATCTCCAAGTCGCTGAGCTTCTATCCTGTCTATTTCAAGACTAATGCCTTGGCGCTCCTCTCTATCATTAATAGCTTTTTTGTAATCGTTACGAGTAATAGGCGTTCCTTCTGTAAAATCTCTGGGTGTACCAGCAGACTGTTCATCAGTAATCTCAAAACGTTTATCACCAGCTTTACGCAAGTCGTCACTACGCAACCCTACTTCAGGAACTTCTGGCACATAGTCTTTAGGAAGTTGTCCAGTATTTTTAGCACGATCAGCAGCTTCTTGACGAGTTAAGAAGTTACCACGCTCATCCATAAAGCCTTGTTCGTGGGTATCAAAAGTCTCAAGCTTACGTTGTTCGTCATGCTTTGGTCCCATGCGTTCAATGTTGCCAGTCTCTTTGTTCCTAATAGCAGCTTCAACAAGAGGAGCTTTAGAGTCACGTTCAACTTTAATAGCTTCAAGTTTTGTTATATAAGCATCTACTTCTTCTGGGGGAGAACCTTCAGGAGGTTTGGGGGGCAGATCACTAATAGTAGGAGTAACTGGCTTAACACCACCAGGTAAGACACTAGAAATCTTTTCACCAACCTTTTGACCAGCAACAAAAGGAATCCTACCTGCTACGTTAAACCCAGGCATAGCTGCACCAGCAGCCGTAGCTGCTGCTACTTTCAAAGGTTCAATTGTTCCTGTTTCAGCGAATTCAGTACCAGCTTCAATACCACCCTGTAAACCACCAGACACAGTACGTTGACCTATGGGACTAGCAACAAACCGAGCAGCTCTACTAGCGCCTTCAGACACAGCACTAACAGCAGTTCTGGGAGACATGCCAGCCATACCTACACCTAATTCAGTTAAGAATGTAGATGTTGGATATGCTTCTTTTTCTATTTGACGTTGTGCATAATCTTCGGGAGCAAATGTTTTGTGCATCAAGTCTTGAACTTTTTTAGCAGCACCAGATGCAACCATTGCTCCACCAAATCCACCACCAAGCATAACAGCTCCCCCAACAACAGGAGCAAATGGAGCACCAATACCCGTGGCTGCTGTAGCAGCAGTAGCACTAGCAGCATATGGAGCAGCTATAGCCATACCAGCACCAAAACCAGCTAAACCAGCACCAGTAGGAACAATTGCTTCTCCACCAGTACGATATATGTTTCTTCCGAGCCTACTTGCAGAGTCGCTTGTAGAGCCTGATCGCAAACCAGGTTTAGAGTACATACCAAAAGCAGCACCACCCTCACCCTCAATAATAGGAGTAGTTGAAGGTCTAGCTTCTGGTTCTTTAGGTATCAAATCATCAAAAGAAATATTAGCTTCTTTGGAAGAACTTGCTTTGCTTGGGATTAAATCATCAAAAGAAATGTTTGTCCCTTTACTTGGAGTTGATAATCCTCGTTGTTTGGTTGGGATAAGATCGTCAAAAGAAATGTCAGTAGCCATACATTACTCCTGGAACTTGAACTTAACACCAGCTGCTTTAAGCCGTTCTAGAACTTTTTCACGAGGAGCCCCATCCTTAATAGCTTTGTTAGCCCTATCAATAGCCGCTTGATTTTGCTCTGGAGTTAGTTGGGGAGGTTGGTTGTTACTAGTAGCAGCAGCGCCACCCCCCTTAGATTTTTCTTTAGCAGCACTTACAGCTTCAGGAATGGTAGAAAAACTATCGTACTTAGCACCAGAAGCTAAAGCATTTGCAACAGCAGTTTCTTCATTAACCTCTTTACCTTTCCACAAAGATGGAATGTTAGTAGGTTTGCCCCCATTTAGTTTTGGGTTGGTAACTGTGATGGTTAGTTCAGTAGAGTAACTACCATCAGCATTTTTCTTAGCGGGATACCCATCATGGGTTTTAGCATTAGTAGGCATCCCACCTTTAGCAGAAGGAATCTTTCCTTCAACTGCTTTGCTACCAGTAGATTTATCTTCAATGTCAATGGGTGTTGCTCCTCCGTACAACTCAAGTTCTTTTTTAAGATTGTCTAAGATGCTATCCTTACCTGGAAAGTTAGGAGCAGTGGTAGTTAAAGTAATTTCTTTTTTAATTTGGTCACGTTTAAAATTATCACGCTCTGTAACAGCTTTTTGATAGTTAGCTTTTTCAGCAGCATCAAAGAACCAAGTTCTATCAAGCTTAGCTTCAGCATCAGATACATTTTTATCTAAAAGTTCTAGAGGTTTTTTAGCAGATTTTGAAACAGATTCTATAGCCCTGTTGTAAGCAGTCCAAGCTAAACGATCTTCTTTGCTATCACTATCAGTAGAATCACTGCCAATCATCCTGCGATTAAGCATACCATTTTGACGAATAGTTTCTATGCGTTCACGAGATGCAGCAAGAACTTTAGCTTTTTCAATCTCAATATTTTTTAGTTGTGTAGCCATCTGCCCCTTGGCATTAAGCATAAGATTCTTGGCTGCTTCTTTCTTTTCAGCACCAGTCATGTTGCTCCAGTTTGCTTCTCCAATCTGAGAGACAAGAGCTTTTTTATTGGCTTCTGGAAGACGATCTACAAACTCTTGTACCCTATCATCAGCCAGTGCAGCAATAACACCATAAGCATTGCCTACTTCTTGAGCTTGTTGATCTAGTTGTTTTTGTTTAACAGCTATTTGTCTTGCTTCAAGTAACTCAGCAGCAGCTAAGTTTGTTTTTAAATTTTCAACATTTCCAGACTGAGCATCAAGCATGGCTGCCATACGCAGCTTTTCAGGATCACTAGCATTTTTAAATTCAACAGTCTCTGATAAAGTTTTGAGACTAGCTTTAGATGCTTCAGAAGATTTAAAATTAGTATCAGTAACCAAGTTACTTAACCTAATTTTTTCTAAAGTCTGTTGGTCTTGTTGAGCTTGTAAAGCTAATGCTTCTGGAGCATAGAAAGCTTTAAGACGATCTTGTTCTAGTTTAAGACGATCTTGCTGTAGCTTGAGTTGTGTTTGTTCAACAGCAGCATCAGTTTGTTGTTGCACATAAGGTGCAGCAGCCATACTTTGCTGAAGCTGTAAAGCTGCTTGTCCGCCAGCAGCTGCATCGGTCATTAGGTATGCCATATATTAGTCCTTAACCATACCAAGAATCAGTTGGTGTGCCACCCCAAGTCTGTCCACCATATGAATAACTACTTTGAGGTTGTCCAGTACCACCATATTGACCAGCAAGACCAGAAAGACCTGTAGAAAGAGCGCCCAAACCTTGCATAAAGCCTTGTTGATTTTGACCAGCTTGAACTAAACCAAGCCTAGCTGCTTCAGATGGTGCAGTCCCTGCACCAGAACCCACAGCAAGTCGATTGAGATAGTCGGTCATAAAGCCATAGTAGCCTCTTTGTCCAATACCTTGAAGATCTATTTGCTCATTACCAGAGTACAACATTCCAGACTTTGATGCAGAACGTTTAGAAGCTTCCATAGCAGGATCTAACACACCGCTTTCAAACTGACTGTATCCTGGCATTTTGGTGGGGTCTAATGTGCCACCAGTAGTTAAAGCACCACTATACAAAGAAGCAAGATTAGCTCTATACGGAGCAAAGGGATCAGCAGCAGTTTGTGCTTCAGTACCAGTAGCACTAGACCCTGGACCAACTCCTAAAACTCTACTTACTCCACCACCAGTGAGTGCGTTAACACCTGCGGCAATACCTACAGTAGTAGCAACAGTTGCTAATGAGATTCCAGCAGACATTTTTTATCCCCTCTCCAAAGATTATTTACTTGCATAGCTTGTCGATAGTCTAGAGTTATTTCTTCACCTAGATCACCGCCTACCATGCCACTTATATCTCGTAATGCTACTAAGAACATATCTCCAAGACTGTTTGTAAAAGCTACTGCATTAGGAGTCTTAGAGTGGTTAATTAAATACCCCGCAGGGGTTCTACAACCACCAAGTCTCATAGGTGCAATGATGCTGTTTTGTTTAATCACAGCAGTAGAAAACATTCCTTTACCTTCTATAGGTGAGTCTCCAGTACATATACTGTAACTACCATCTGGAAAAGGAATGCAATCTTCTCTGTGTTTAGAAGCTAACTCAATGTCTTCTAGAGTCCACCCAGACTCTTCAACCATTAGCAAGAAGTCTTGTCGATCTTCTTCATGCAGCGGATATTCTTTAAGCAGTTTTTCTTGTTGATGTTGCTTAAAAATATCTGGAGACTTGAACAACACAGACTCAAGGTATTGAACATCTGTGTTATTAGTAACATAGATATTTTGCCACACAACGTCCTCTAAAGTAAAGCCAACTTTACTACCAGCTTTAGCAACAAACATGTGTGGAGCTACCAAAGTTTGAACTTGACCATCTCCATCAACAATATTGATGCTACCTTTAAGCAGCACATTCATATGCTCTGAGAGATGTTCCTGACCCACAATCATTGTGTTTTTAGGATAGTGGGCTTCTCGAATATATAAACCTCCACCAAATCTGTGGACAATAGAATTAGGAGTTTGCTCCTCATTCATCAACGCTTTAGCCAAAGCTAGTTTACTATCTGTAGTACGGAGGTCAAAGCCTTCTTTAGTAGCAACAGAATTAATAGCTTCTACAATTTGGTCCAAGATTATCTCCTGTAACGTCCACCACCAACTTCTTGCTCTTGGTCCATTTCACCTATCCTAAAGTCTATTTCAGCAGTATCTAAACGAAGAGCAACATTACTGCTACACAAGAACTCCCAGGCTCTACGCCTATCAGCACCACTTAAATAAACTTCTGATCTAGAAGCATTAAGATCAATAGACCTATAGTTTGACCAAGTGTTGTAGTCATCCCCAGTGTGACGTACTTGCATAGTACCAGCAACTTTATCACCAAGGATCTCTAACCTTCCATAGAACTTACGTTTAGTAGTCCCGTTGTCTATGATGTCTGTGACTGTTCTGCAATAAATTGGTTGCCCATTATCTTGGTATGTATCTACACCTAGAGTGTACAAAGTTGCAGTATCATCGTCTAGAATATATGGGACATTTAAAGTTTCTGCATAAAATGCAGGACGAAAATAAGATTCTTGATATGTACCAGGATTAGCTTGGTTACTACTTTGTATAGAGTATTGAGTCCAGGTATACCACATCTTTTCATTGATGTCGTATACAAGAGTTTGGTTAGTGGTATATAAAGTTAATATATAAAGACTATGCCCACTAATAGTGTAGCAATAGGCAGATACTTGGCTAAGTCCATCAGCTGCTAGGTGTCGGTCAACGTTAGCTGTAGAAATTCTAACGGGAGACACACCATCCATAATGTATACAGAGCGTCCATAAGATTTGCCAGAGCCTACCCACAACACGGTATTACTAGTAGCAACAATACTGTCTCCATTAACACAACCAACTTCAGAAGAATAACTTGAAGCTACTCCCAAAGGAGAACCAGTAGCATTAGCAACATCATAAAAAAATTGAATACTAGAATTGCCAAAAGCCACAAGATAATTTAAGTGCCTAACAATGCCAACAAGTGTGTCTGCTGTTTGTTCAAAGCTTATGTAGTTTAAAGAATTCCAAGTAGTTGGATCACCAACATCACAGTTGTATATACGATTGGTAGTTGTACCAAGAAATATATAGTTATCTAAAAATACAACTCCAGGCACATAGGGTGCTGTAGGTAAAGTAGTTGTGGCTACAAATGAACCTGCTTGATTTAACAGGTAGCCAGTTACTTTGTTATGAAAGAATAGGTTAGCATCTAAAAATGTCTTGGCAAAATAACTTTGGCTAGTTGATGTTGACGTAGTTCCTAAATTTGTTACTGCAAAAGAACTGCTAGGATTAATCTGATATACCGTGTTATTAATAACAGCAATAAGTTTGTCGTTAAATTCTACTAGCCCTTGACTTGGGGTATATGCAGGGGGTGTAACAGACACAATCTGTTTAATAGGTACAAGACCAGGGCGTTTAACAAACTCTCGTTTTTGATCTCTTGTTTCAAAAAAACAGTTAGAAGAATACGAGTCTTTAGCAAACGTCCCATTGCGAGATTCTATTGGTTGAGTAAGAGGAATACGCAAGGTAGCCATAATTACTGCCCATAGGAGTTGTTGTTTGTAGATCTAAAATCAGGAGAAAAGAATGTGCTAGAAGATTCTACATCCCAATCAGACAGCAGGGTTTTATATGTGCTTGCTCGTTGAGCAATCTCTTGTCTAGCATTCATAGGAACACCGTACTCAAGAGATAGTTGGTCAGCAAGATTCCACATTAAACAGTTCATCCACTCATTAGGAAAGTCTGGAACTCCTAACGCAGTAGTCAAATCATCTAGAGGCATTTGAGCAACAATGTGCAACTCTAAGTTAGTCTGAGCATTTAAATCAGGAGTTAGATACACATACAGTACGCCGTTTAACTTTCTAGGATCATAGAAAATAGTGTTGGCTGTACCTGTAGAAAACTTAGAACCTAAAACGTTGTACTCTTGTTTAGATAGCACCATTACTGGTATGTCAATATACGGGGTAACCTGCTTATTGCGATAGAACCCTTGAATAACTTTTAAAGGTTTGTCGGTAATAGCTACAGTAGGATTCAAAGAATCGTACATCAAAGTAGAACTAGCGCCACCTAGGGTATAACTAGTTTGGTTGTTAGTCAGAGGAATAATGATCTCTGAAATCTTCCACAGCTTTAATCCGTCTGTACTAAATTGCTTGATAAGCAAGTTTAAAGACATAGATGCATTGCTAATAGTAGCAGCATCAGGTGAGCTACCAATCTCAAGAACACCTAGCTTACGAAGAGCTATAGTAATAATTTCATCCCGAGTGACTGTGAAAGTAGAACTCATAGTTTTATCCAATTAAAAAGTCGTTTAAACCAGGAGCTTGTTTGTTTGTTATAGCACATCCTGCTACAGCAGTTGGAGGAATAGCTATAGACCCTTCAAGAGTACACACAGGAAGGTTGCCATAGTTTACATCTGCTTTAGCACAGTCTGCTTGCCCATAGTCTGCTATACCTTGGGTGGTAATGGGAGTACAAACAACAGCAAAAACATCTGCTTGTTCTGGTCTAGTAAAGGGAGGAACTTGTTTGTCAGCTACACCATGTACAAAATCTTGTGGTTGTCTTGGTTCCCAGTCTCCAGAACAGACCATAAGTCCGTCCCAACGAAGTTGTAAATCATTGTTTTTAAATTCACGACCACAAACATCGCAAACAACTTTCCAAGCTCCGTTATCCCATCTAGATCTATACGACATAGTTAGCCTATAAATTCTACAACAGCAGTAACAGGAACAGCCTCAGTAAAAGTAACTGTAGTAGTAGTAGTTTCTGTATAGCTAGAAGTTAAAATTTGTCGCACACCATTAATATACACATCAAGAGTTTTAGCTCCCACACTATAAGTAAAGGGAACTATAAACACAGTTTGTCCTGATGTAGCAGTCACAGTACCTCGTTGACGGCCTTGATAGACGTAGTTGTTTACATCGTTAAGCCACGCAGCAACTATAGGAGTACTGTTGTCAATAAAATAAGTGCTTGCCATGTTCTGTTCCTAGTAACAAGTAGATTGTTATTTTGTATGAAGAATGAATGTCCAGATTACTCCAAACATTCCAACTAACAACGCACCACAAGCTTTGATGATAATACCTTCTAACCGTTTAAGTCTAGCGTTGATTTGTTCATATCTAAACGCACAAACTTCTTCGTGGCTAGATAGTCTTGTTTGGATTGAAGGTTGAGCCACAATAATTATCTGTTTTAGTTTTGGTTTAACAATCGGTTGCGTCAGCAAATTCTGGCAAGGTTTTTAAATGTGCGTAGGCTTGGGCAATTGGGTTGTCACCTGCAATGTTGTAGGCGCAGCCAAAAGACGCATCGGCAAAGTGCGGAAACCCAGAATTGTTTTTGTAAGACCTAACCTGAAAGGTCATTGTGTCTTTGCTGATTTGGGTTCCTTCAACTCGGTGGTATGCGTTAGATGCTGAAAATCCGTGAGGTGTGGTCGTTGTTTTTTCGAGTGCCATGATTTTTCCTTTAAGCCAAGTTTGCCATTGGTTTCCAAGTTCCAGGGGTTCCCGCAACGGTGCAGACCCAGCCAGCAGGCTGCCCCGTAGCTGGCGCAGAGTTCATCACAACGTCTGTCACCCGCCATGTGCCTGTTGTGGGTGCTGCTGATTGTTTTAATGCTTGGAATGTGTCGTTTTCTACGTTGTTTTGCAAAATCAATTTGCCAGATGTGTAGTCAGCAGCCACATCAACGTACAGCGCTTTACGGCAATAGTTGTTTGTTACGATAACTGGTGACCCAAGAACCTGGGCAATAGAAATACTATTACTTGGTCCAGTAGACATACACCGATTGTTGTCAACAAGAGATTTTCCTGGGCTATACAACAAAATGTCCTGTGACGCAAACCCAGTGAATGTATTGTCTCGTATAGTGGCGTTCCATTGATGGGTTGCAACAGCAGTATTCAATTGGATTCCGATAGCAGCAGTAGCTGTACCGATAAAATAATTGCTTAAAATGTTTGTTCTAGTATTTGGCGTTTCAACGCTTTGCGCCGCCCCAAATATACCCGTGCCCGTACCAGAAACTTCAATGTAATTGTTGAGAATGTTATATCCACCAGCAGAGGTAGTAAAAGCTATGGCTATAACTGAAGCTGATAGATCATTGTCAACTATATTGACATAAGTAGCTTGGGCTACGTTAATGCATCTTTGAAAACCATAAAATCCATTTTGTAGAAGCTGAACAGATTCGGTAAATGAAGTTGTGCCAAAAATGTCAATGGCGTATTGATTTGCTGACCCCCTACCGCCAGCAGCATAAACGACCATGTTATTTGTTAATTTAACTATAACTGCTTGACCATTACTTTGCGCTATGCTAACAAAGTTATTAATGTTTTCAGCTCTACAGTAAGATATATTTGTGTTCCATGTGGTGGCTAAAATAAAACATTGATTCCAACCGTAAAATCGCATTCGGTTAAAATTTAAACCATCTTGAGTTACTAATGCTGGAACATTTATAGATTCAATAGCGGCCCAGTTTGTTCCTGTTGCAGCAGTTAACCCAAAATCCTCATAAAACATACTTCCAATGGAATATCCAAAGGTTGTAAAGTTAAGCCCGTTGCAACCCTCGCAATGCAAAACAGATGCTGCGCCGCCATCCCCAAAAATTGAAACCCCATACGGCACATTGATTGCCGTTAAAATCTTGTAAGCGCCAGCAGGGATGTATACAGCGCCATTCGCTGATCTTGAATTAACAGCCGCTTGAATAGCTGCTGAGTTATCAGTGCCAGACCCAGGAATATTTTCGTTGTAATCAGCTACTGCGCCATAATCCAAGATATTGGCAACAGAGCCAGTTATCATTGAATACGAAACTTTTGTAAGTGCCACAATATTTCCTTACGCAAGCGTTGGGGTTTTAGAGCTAAGCAAAGTTTCATCAAGTTGCGGTGCAAGACTTTCACCAATAGCATCAATCTCAGCTTGTGACCATTGGTCACGGGGTTTTTGTTCGTCAGCGCCAGGAACATACACAGCAGAGGTTTGTGAAATTTTGCCTTCTGAATTTATGCCTTCACGAGTAAAAGTGATTGTTTCAACCACATCCATACCGCGACAAATTTTAGATTTCCAAGTTGACATTTTGTTTTCCTTTTAATTTAGACCAAACGTAATAGATGAATAAACCTCATAAGTGCCACTAGCCATTGCTAATTGCAAAATACTTGACCCAGACATTGAATACGTTCTTGCCGCTGGTGCGCCACTTACAGTTTTTGCTGACAATACGGTTGGCCCTGCGGTTGCACTTGAAAACACAAGGTCTGTAAAGTAATTGCCGCCAGTGGTGCTAAGGCCAGTAACAATTGCAAGATGACCCCATGTTCCATCGAATTCAGAAATTGCAACTGGAGTTGTTGATATAGAAGCCACATAATATGCAGCAAGTCTTCCATTACCGGTAAGGTTATTTGAACGAAATTGAAGACTGTTTGTTACACGAACTTTACCAGTGCCAGTTGGAGTTAAATCAATTGTTCCATTAGTGTCTGTGCTACTAATGATATTGCCATCAAGTTGCAAATTATCAACGTTTAGTTGAGTCCCCTTAATAGTTCCGGCAACATCCAACTTTACTGTTGGTGTTATCGTGCCAATACCTATACGGCTATTTGTTGCATCGGTGTAAAACAAGTTGGCATCTGTATCGCCTTCAATCCGCACGTTAAACACTGCACCGATCTCGTTAATCACAAGATTGGTCGTGCCGATAATCATCTTTTCAGTCAACGCGCCAGCAGTTGCAGTTTCAAAGTGAAGCTGACCCTGTTCGGCAGTTGAAGTTGGACTAAGAATAGATGCGTGAATTAAACCGTAGGCTTGTTTGTTACCCGCTGAGTCTTCACCATTAAATTCAATTTTACCCAATGTGTCGGAAACTGCTGGACTTGCTGAGTCTCGATATAGATCGAGTGTTGGTGCGGCGGCGGCTCCAGCATCCGTAGATGTCAGGGTCATGCCTAATGCATCAAAAGATCGACCAGCAGTCAAGTTAGCAACAGACACTTGTTTTGTAGTGCTGCTTTGAACAATAGGCAATACTTCAGTCCCCGCAAGTGGGGTTGTTGACGCAGGTAACGCTGAAATTTTACTATCTGCCATGATTTATTCCTTTATACATTGTGTAGATTGACAACTGCATTGACAGATGACTTGGGCTTGGTTGCCATTACGCACTCACAGCCTTAATCACAGCAAAGGCAATCACAATTGCCTCAGATAAAGAACCCAAGGAAATGTTACGCACGTTAATGCTTGCTGACCCTGCCGCTGATTGAGCATTCAATAAGTATGAACCAGCCGTGCCGCCACTGATATGGTTCATTATCAAAATATCGCCAGCTTCAATTACTGTGTTAGTCAACGTAAAACTTACAGTTGTGGATGCAGCCAATGCCGCAGCAGCTAATGTAATTTGTCCTGTGGATTTGCTTAGTGTCACTGCTGTTGTTTTGTCAGTGAGTTGAGTTACAACACCACCAGAACCTGTTGCATAACCATGTTTTCCAGTGCTTGTAATAACTTGATTTCCAGTGGTTGATAGACTTGTGCCAGTAGCCGCACCGATGACTGGCGTGACCAATGTTGGGGTATTAGCAAATACATTTGCCCCTGTGCCTGTTTCATCAGTTAAAGCTGCCAACAAGTTTGCACTTGATGGAGTTGTCAAAAATGTTGCTACGCCTGTACCTAAATTAGATACACCACTTGCAATAGGCAAACCAGTGCAGTTTGTCAATGTTCCAGAGGTTGGTGTCCCTAATATAGGATCAACTAACGTTTTATTAGTTAACGTTTGTGTTGTATTCTGCGTAGCTAATCCACCAGCTTGACTAAGGTTTGTTACTACTTGTGCAGTAGTATTTGGTGGACTACCACTTGTATTTGCAATAGCTGTATAAATAGCAGCATTAACGTCATTAAGCCAATTAGACTCAATAACAGTCCCACTAGTAAAAACAGTTGTAGTCATAGGTATCCTTGGTTACAACAAGATGTTGCTACTAGATTCTTGCAGCAGCAGATCATTTGTTTCTAGTAACAAAAGTGAGGCTGTAAATGGATCAGAGGTTACACCATATAAGTCTGTAGCTACACCATACTGTGTAATAGTAGTTGGTCTAGGTTCTTCAAAACCCCCATAGGTGCTGTCTGCTACAACTGACATGATTACACACCCATGATAATTTCAACAGTAGCCGAGGTTCCAGAACGAGCAGTTACATTAGCTCGAACATATCTCCAAGGACACACTGTTGTAAAGCCATCCGTAGCAGTTGTAGTACCAGACAAACTAATAGTACCAATAGTTATCCAATTGGCTTTAACACCATTGAATGTGTCTGTTTCATTAGATACTTGAATATCAATAGCAGCAGTTACAGCACCTGTGCCAGTAACAATAGCCTGAAAAGAACTGTAAGGACTCTCTTTATAAATAGAAGAAGAAGCAGCAACAGCAGTTGTTGAGGTTACTCCGCTAAAAGCAAAGTAGCGAGGTTGCTCACCACTCTTAAGAAACATGTCAGCCATAGTAGACTCCCGTTTTGCTAGTGTTTAACACGATAAAAAATTAACTACTAAGAAGACAGCATCCTTACTTCTTTTAGTTACAAAAGAAATATGAATGCTGCCACTAGTGTTTTTGTGTACCAATTTAATTGGCATACTCACTAGTTATTAGTCAGTGCCAATAGCAGGAAGTACAAACCCAGAAAAACCTACATCTCCAATATAGAGGTTATTAAACAATCCATATTGAACAGCAGCAGCGGTAATCATCAAAGCACCAGCAACATCTAGACCACGAACTACATTGTTTTGAATAATACCTGAGCCAGTAGTAGCAGAAGTAGTAACCAAGAAAGCACCAGTAGCACTATCAGTATTAACGCTATATATCTTGTTACCTGTAATTAAAGCAGCAGTCATTACTAGTGCTGCATGACTCAAGAATTGAGATACGTTGTTTTGAGCAACAGTTTGAATTACAACGTTATCAGTCAATGTTAGACCAGTCATTGTGTTGAGCACAACAATAGGAGCAACAGCTTTGGTTGTAGCATCAGATTTAATGAAACAATTAGATACTTGCAAGAAGTCTGAATTGGTAGACACAGTAGTTTTAACTGCTGACAAGAAGCCAAGGATGGCACTTGTATCAGTAAACGAACAGTTGTAAATGGTGAAATACGCAGCAGCACCAACTGTAAAAGCAGAAGTGATACCTAAGAAATTACCAATAAAGCGACAATTAGAAATTGATATGTTATCAGCAGAAACAGCGATAGTGGTTGTGGCTGCTGTACCAAGAGTAAACGTGGGACGTTTAGTACCAGCACCTAGACCAACAATTGCTACACCAGCAACATCAAAAGCTAGAGCAGTGGCGCTAGAAATAGTTTCAGCGTGACCTGGTTTAATAAAGATGATGTCTCCACGATTAGCAGTACAGCTAGTAATAGCATACTCTAGAGTGCTAAATGGAGCATTAAAAGTACCTGGGTTACCATCAGAACCACCGATTTGTCCAGGCAAAGTTGGGGTAGCGTTAGATACCCAATATACTTGACCAGGGTGAGACTGAGTGATTGGAACACCACGGATAGTTACGTTGTTAAAACCACCTGGGAAATTAGATGCGGGAGATTGGGGCAGAGCCATTTTGAAATCCTATGTTGACATAAGTGTTACACAAACAACACTACCTACTAGGTAGCGTCATCATTAGGGACAGCACAAGTGTTGTGCTAACTACATTCTACGTTACATTTTCTTTTTGTACATAGTTTTTTTAGCAGTCATAGTTTTTTTAGCACCCATCATTTTGGCATCCATCATTTTTTTGACTGGGGCCATCTTGGATGCAGACATTTTGGGTTCAGGTTTCTGACCCATTTCTTTACGTTTTTCGTATGCCATGATAAATTTCCTTTTGATAAAAAGAACTCCCTCTTTTTAGGGAGGGAGTGTGTTACTAATAACAATTACGGACCGTTACTACCCCAGACAGCACGGGAATCAGACCAGCCAAAGCTGTAACGCTCATAGCCTTTAGCTTTGACGTTCATGGTGTCAAAGTCATTGTCTTGATCAAACGTAATGGCATGGCGCTCATAGTACTTCATACCGCTACCACCAGGGATAGTATTACGAATAAACCAAGCATGTGGGCTTGAGAAGTAGTGATTTACTTTGAAACCTCCAGGCAAATAGTTACTACTAGCAATAACGTTAATGTCATTGTTAGCATTACCTGTTTGGTACTTAGAGTGAAGAATGCGTTGAGCATTAAACACTTCTTGACGAGCAATGTGCAAGCAGTAAGGTTGAATAGCGATCATCAAACCACGATCATTTTGTAGACCCATGATTGCAATCACTGCATCTTCCAAAGCAGCTTCAGACAAATCTACATCAACTGTAGGCTTGTTAGCCCAAGTTCCACCAGTGGTGTTGGGGTGGTCTGTAGCACAAAGTGATTTGCCATCACCACCAGCATAAGTAGAATTAAAAGCACGGTTGTAAACGTTAGCAGCTACGTTTTCTTTCGTTTGACGGAAAGACATAGCAAGTGCTGCTGCACGTTTTTTGGACACTACTTCATACAAGTTGTCGTCCATCTCTTCTTTGGTAACAATATAACCCATTGCATATGCAACGTGCGTATAACGAGTTACGTAGCCTTGCACTTCAGAATCATACTGAACACCAGAGCCTTGTGACTTAACTGGTACAAGACCAAATCCAGTCAGTTGGACATCTTCTTCGTAGTTTTGAGTAGAAGTGTCTTTGTCAAACAAATCTACATACTCTTCAGGATGCTCGTCATAAGTCTGTCCCCACCAAGCCTTGATACCAGGCCATAGTGCTTTCGGGTGGGAACTGGTTGTGATAATGCCAGCCATAATCTATTCTCCTATTTAAATGCCAGCAGTGCCAGTACTGGCAGCGTAAGCGTGATTGTTAATCTTAACCAACAGCTTTGCGTAAGCAGTGGCAGGGGTGTTGTCAACTCGTTGGGCAAAACCCATGAGTTTCAAGTTAGCTGTGTCAGTAGCAGTAAGAGTGGCAGCAGTTACAGTACCTGAGTCGCTGTAATCAGTAGCACCAGCAGCAATAAGAAAGTTAGTATTTTGACCAATGTTAGCAGTTGATGTGGGAACTGTTTGACCATCTTGGATTTCAAAAATCAAGTTTGGATCATCAGCAACTAAAGCATACTGAACAACAGTAGCACTAGCTTGAATGCTGCGGATAGTCAAATCAATGTTGGTAGCAACCAAGCTAACTCCAGGGGGAGCAACAAGGAAACCAACTACAACACCAATAATTGCAGAACCAGCAACACCAATAGCAATACCAGCAAGACCATTGACATCAGCATTACCACTCAAGGTAACGGGATCACCAATGTACAAGTCGGCACTATTAACGGGAACAGAGTACAACCGAGCTTGACCTGAATAGGGTGCTCCGTTGAGATAGCTGACAGGTTTTAGACCGCCAGGACGATTTGCGTTTGCCATAAAAAACTCCAAATAAGTTAAGTGAGTTTGATGCCATCCCTAGGAGTATAGAACGCTGGATTGTTTCCAGTAATCTTACCACCACGAATTGATTCATCAATAAGATTGTTTTTACCTTGAAGCTCAGCTTGATCTTGCTCGTACCATTCTTGCCGAATCTTCATTAAGTACCCGTATTGTTCCGTACCTTCAGCACGAGGATTTACAAGATACCTAATTCTTTCTCCGAGGTCGCCATTACGACTAACCACATTTTCACTCACACCTCCTACTTCAGTAGGGGTAACAAACTCATAGCCACTATCTACAGCTTCTTGAATTCGACTCCCTGCATCTGTGAAGACATGGAGATGATACCCTGGAATCTGGTTTCGGACGCTTAGTTTAACTTCTGTGCCATTAAAGACATTTCTTCGTTTTCGAGTTGCAACCGTAGTTGTATCTGTGCTTGTGTCAGTATCACCCTCTTGAGGGATAAGTCTACTTGCAGCTTTTTCCAACATACGTTCACGTTTTTCAAACTCATTTAGTGCGCGGGGCATATTAATTTCCTTTAAGTTTATAGAGATCAAGACCAATCAAAGTCTGCAACATATTGTTCACGGGTCATAAGTTTTTGCTTAACAAACCGATCACATGCTGACTTTGCTTCAGGCGGGAGGTTGTCATAAGATTGGGTATTGCCACCACTGCGGCTTTGTCTACCTGATCCAGATTCAACCCGACTACTTGGAGATTGCTTTTTACCAAACTTATTTGGAAACTCTTCTGCTAACACTTCATCAAGCTTATCTAGGAATGCTTGGCCTTTAAGCAAAGGGAACTCTAGTCGAAGGCTTTCACCAATACCGTTAACCATACCTGTCAGCCGCTTGTCTTGACCAAACCATGTATTGCGATCTAACCAAGCTTGTAAACCTGGATCAATAGCCTCTGGTATTGGCTCTGGGTCTTTAGCACTGACAACATCTTTAACAGATTGTTTAGCTTCTTTAAAGTTTTCTTTAGCTTGGTCCAATGCATCATCTAGCGCATTGACTTTCTGTCCGTCACCATCGCTAATAGCTTGGGCACGGCTTTCTTTAATCTCTTGGATTTGACTCTCGTACTCTTGAGCTTTACGCTCGTAAGACTCTCTTTGGAACTTTTTAAATTCCTCTGCTGCTTCACGAAATTCTTTAAGCTGGTCCTTTGTAGCTTGTAGATCTTTAATGAGGTTCTCATTATTCTTACGCAGAATAGGGAGAATCTCTCGACCACGCTTTACAAAAGTATCAGCATCAACCCAATCAGACTCATTGCCTCGAAACCGTTCTTTAGGAACCCATCCTTGTGACTCGGCTTCATGCTGAACTTCAGGAGATACTTCGTTACTAGTAACACTTTCTTCACTCATATCTTACTCCTACTTTTTAAAAGATGTCAACACAACTAATAGCCAAAGTTTAAGTTCTAGCTAAATACGGATCAACAAGATCTACATCTGCATCTAAAGTGCCAGTTATATCCTTGTCATTAACCATTCGGTACTGCTTTCCATCTTTTCCAAGATAAAGCAAGCCAGCATATTTAGCAAAAATAACTTTGTCTCCGACCTTACACCAAGGTGCAGGTTCGTCAGCATAGCAATCGTCACCCATCGAAATGACAATGCCAGTAGTGTTTCCCATCTGTTCTCGATTTTTAGAAACCTCTGTAGTTAGAATAATTCCACCTTCAGACATCTCTCTTACTTCTTGAGGCTTAATAAGCACTCTCCACCCAACAGGGTTGATTCCTGATTGATTACTCATTGATCTCTCTCTTTTAGATAGTATTGAACAAATCTTCATATTCAAGGTTCAGAATAATTGCGATTGCTCGACACCGACCCTTTACTTCTACCTCATCATCAAATGCATTGTTGATAAGACCCTCTTTCATAGCTTCCCTATCATTCTGCAACATCTTCATCAGATGTTTAGTAACAGGATGAAAAGTCCACTCTTCAAAGTTTTCACGACTTACTGGTTCCATTCTCTCTCCTTAAAAAACTTTTACTGCACCATTGTTTGTGGCATATCCATAGGCAACTGCAATTGTTCCATATTTTGTTGCGGTTGTTGTTGTTCTAAAATCATTCGATCATAAACGTCGTTCATTGTTCTGATGGAAGCAAGAACACCTTCTCTACGCTCTCGCTGTAAACCAATCTGCATGTTGATCTCTTGAATACGCATTCGTTCGCCTTCAGTAGCAATGCCAATCTTAATAGACTCTGCTTCTGCTGTTAGTTTTTGAATCTGTGCTTGATTAAGCTCTGCTTCACTCATTAGTTTAAGCAAAGCCATCTTCATGTTTAATTGATCCGAAGCTTGTTTGGCTTGAATTTTAAGTTGTTCAATTTGCAACTTAGGATTAGGAGGAACTTGTACAGCATTAGGACCACTAGGATTAGGAAGAATCTTATCAATATTAGTAATCTTCATTGCTTTTAAGAAGGTGTACTCAGCTTCATAGCGGTTGTACAAACCAGGAGTAGCTTGCACTCTAGCAGCAATAGCAGCAGCTTGGTTCAAACGCTGAGTATCAGAAGTAATACTTGGATCAGCAGTAGGCATCACATCCGTAACTGGACCCTCATAATCTGAAACCAAAACAAGTCCTGTGTTCTTTGCATTTGAAACATAGGGAGTGTTCTCAGTAACAAATATTTGATTAAGACGGTACAACTTACGAAACTCTTGCTTAAGACTGCGGTGGGTGCGTTTAAAGATACCGTTAAATATCTTCATGCCTTGTTCAGCCATTGTGCGAGAAGTTTCAGCAGGAGTGTTCTGACCAGGATTCTGACCAGAAAGAATGTCTACTGAACCACCAATACGTTCACCATAGTTAATCATTAGATTTAATAGAGTAAACAAAACTTGAGAAGGTTCACGAACTGGCAAAGGAACAATGCCTTTACGCAGATCATCTCCAGTTGTATCTACGTGCTTCCACTCCATAGGATTGAAAGAGTAGTTACCACCACGAAGTTTAATACCACGACTAAGGAAGCCACCAGCAGTATTAGCCATAGTACCAGCATCAACTAGCTGATTAATGATAGTGTTGATAGATTCATTTAAAGGACCAAGAAGAACTCCAAATCCAAGGTCATAGAATCCACCATCAGGAGATGGAATAAATGGGTATTTAGTAAAGTACTGTTCAGCTTTGATACTAAGAATTACGCCACTATCATTTTGTTCAACATCTTGTTGGGTATACCTAGCAACAATACGAGCAACTTGTTTGTTGTCTCTACGCACATAAACAATATAAGGTTCAGCATAACCATCATCATCAAAATCTATGTGGCAATGTTGTTCTAAAATTTCAACAGGAGTGCTTGAGTCAGTTGGTTCTGGTGGACTCATTCCTTGTGCTTTATCTTGGGCTTCTTGTAGCCCACTTCCCATAGCAGTAGAAGCATACTGCTGTTGACGACCCTCAGATATTTCACACCACAATCCACGAGCTACACGCTCATAGATTTCATTTGTAGTCATCTGGAGAACATGAGTAACACGGTGAGCTGTTTCTAAACTCTTAGTCCAGTAGTTAACAACCAGATCTTTGGCTAGTACATTTTCAGAAATATTGTGCTTACGAATAGGATCATAGTAGGTTTTCTTAAAAGCACAACCAACAATAGGTTGGGTAATAAGAACCTTATCCATCTCAGATTCCCAGTCTTCATCTTCTTCTAGAAGCTGGTAACTCATATGTTGTTCAACACGGGTAGAACGAGCAGCACGAATACCGTCTTTATCTTCCCCAACAACACGACACTTTACAGGCATATCGCTATCAACTAAAACAGGATAACTACGAGCATGGTATTGAAGTGCAGCAATAGTAATGAGAGGAAACTTAACATTACTAGAATTAGCCCAAGGAAAGTTTTTAGTCTCTGCAACTTGTAAAGCAAGTTTTAGAGAAGTCTCTGTACGTTTTTCCCAACTGCTACGAGACATAAGATCGTTGTCAAAATCTTTGGAGATTTGACCGCCAATTGTTGCTAAGTCTTCTTTGCAAAGCAAGTCAGCAATGTTGGCCTCATACATAAGGTCATTGATGTTAAATTTGTCTTTGAGCTTCATATATTAATACCCACAAATAGCGGAGCGACCTACATGTGCTCCATTGTTATCTTGAATATAAGCCGCATACTCTTCTTCTTCAAGTTCTTTTTCAGTTGGAGCTTCCCACATCCTATCAAGCATTAGTCCCAAGTATGCCCAAGCATCTACCTGGTCGTCATGTTTATCTCTGGGGAATCTAAGAAGCTCATCTTCAAAGTTTTGATACCAATCAGCGTCTTTATCAAACTTGCAAGCTCCACTTCTCATACGAGCTTGAATGCTTCTAGCACGAGTAAGTTTGTCACCACTGGGCTTGAGTAAAATAGTGTTGATAAACTCACCACGCTTAAGCATTTCTTCATTGAGATATGGACCAATTGCTTTCTGAATAGTACCTTGTTCAAGTCCAAAGAGTACGGGCTTATAAATCTTTTGAATCATTAGAATTGTATCCACAATTTCCAAAGCATCCATACGTTCTTTAATGACATGTTTGCAGTATAGTCGTCCATCCTCATCCATGCCACCCACAACAAAAGCTGAGTAATCTGCCCGTTGTGATTGAGATACAGCTAAGTCACAAGTCGCATAGTACACCAAAGTTTTCTTCTGGTCCTCTGGTTTCATGGGGTTAAAGTCAGACTTCTTAAAAAAGGTAGAGGTTATATCCAGAGGAATGTTGAGCATCTCTTGGGAATAGACATCTGCCAACCCCTGTCTAACGTAATCATCTTTTTGAAGCCTAAACTCTTGAGCAGACTTCATTTCAGGCCATAGTAACTTTTTAAAATCATCAGTATGAGCACGATACTTTATAGAGTTCCAAGGTAGCACATTGAGGGAATACTCTCGCAAATCTTCTTGCACCAAGTGTTTGACTCCTCTGTGGGAAGACAGAAGCGAGCTAGGCATTAAGTTTTCTAACAAACTGTCTAGATGAAGAATTGTCCCAACAATCCTAATCTTTCCAGAAGAAGATACACAAGGAATTAAAGCACCATAAAACCAACGCTTAAACTTTTGACGACGATCCTTGTTCATTACGATCTCGTCATTTTCCATGTCGTCCCCAATAATTAAATCGGGACGAAGGTTAGCCCACTTTAAACCACGGAGCTTTTGTTCTGAACCTTTGGCTTGGATACGGAAGGTATGTCCATCTTGCATCTCAACAATGAGGTCATCTTCAGTATCCTTGGGGAAGGGTCCATCTTTAAGACCAAACAAAGAATGTAAGTCATCATTGTCTAGCAACTCCTTTTTTATGTCGCCTAAAAATTGAACAGCTTGAGTAACTGTATCGCTAACAATTAAGACGTATCTAGCTTCTCTAAATAAAACTGAGGCTAGAGTATACGCATGAGTTACAGCTGTAGACTTAGCATGGTAACGGGGAGCAGCTATAGCTACTTGTTTGCTGTTACTAGTAACAAGTTCCCAGATTTCTTTGTGGAAGTCTGGGGTAGCAGCGGGTTTGTCAAAGTTTTTGCGGAGGACTGAGTTAACAAATCCTTCCATAACTTCGGCATTAAGTTTAGACATTTATGACTTTAACTTCAACGTCTACAGCTTTTTCGTTCTTAACTTTGTTACTGGCAAACTTAGCAAACTCTTCGCTGAGCTTAAGTAGCCTGTCATCAATAGTTTTTTCAACTTCTTCCCTAACTGGATTTTCATACAGCTTTTGCTGCTTAGTCAGTAGTTCAGTACTGATCTTTAGAGCTACATGAGCTTTGACTGGAATGCGGATAATGTCCCCAGTCTTTTGATCAAACTGAGCATCTCCTAAATCTAAACGATCTTCAGTAGCTTTGAGTGCTTTACCTATGATCCTCTTTAGATTAGCGTCCATCTGTTGGACATCTTCAGATTGAAGTTGGAGAGAGTACTCCTTAAACCAATCTGTGGTTTTCCACAGTCTTAGAGTAGCTATTGGGATACCAGTAACAATGGCTGTTTCAGCCATATTGCCTAGCATCAGATAGGTGCTGACAGCTTGGAGTCTTTGGTTTTGGCTCCAAACAGATTTCTTGTATCTGCGATCATGGGAATTTTTTCTTTGCATTACTTAGCCATCTTCTTAAGAGTTTGTGCCAATCGGGCACGTTGGCCCATCTTTCCAGGTTTCTTAGAAGCAGCCTCTAGTTTGGCAGCAGGAATAGTTTCACCCTTCTTGATACCCAAAGATTCACGTAAAGCACCTGGTTTTTTAATAGCACTAGCAATCCAGTTCTTTGTAGAAGTAGTTTTGGCAACCATAGAAACCTTTAGTAGGGTTAACGATACTTTGCAGTTTTAGCAGCAATTTTTTTAGGTTGGGCTACAAACTGTTTACCTTGAGATTTACCTGCTCTTTTGGCTTTAGTTGTTGCAGCATATTCAGCAGGACTCAACGATTTGATAGCAGCTTCTGGTAAATAACGCTCACCTGTTTTAGATGAGGGTTTACCTGACTTGGTACGCCACTTCTGATTGCCCCAATCTTTTAAAGATTGTTGAGGATTCTTCATTTCTTTGGCTTTTTAGGTGGCGTATGGCTTAACACTTTACTTGCAGGGGTGTGTTTAGCACCTGTCATCAAGGTTGTTCCTGCTTTATGCATTGGACCTTTGTAGATTTTGCCATCTGGTAGGTAGTGAGTTGCGGTTTTACTCATGATTTGTATCCTCCTCCTGCTGCTTTGTACTTTTTAGCCACTAGTTGTGCCTTACGAGCTGACCATTGACCAGCATTTGTGCCTTGGGTTGCTGCTGCTTTTACTTGAGACACAATCTTTTTACGAAGAGTTGGTTTAGTGTAGTTACCAGCAGCGTTTACTGTGGATTTAGATGCAGTTTTAGTAGCCATATCAGCACTTCCAAACTCTTAAAGACTTGTTAATACGACTGTTGGGGTCTTTAGCAGTCTTAGCAGAGGTTAATTTCTTTTTCATACCTTCCATCCTTGCACAGAAAGAATCTTTACGAGATCCACCTTCAGGTTGCGGAGGTTTTAAACCTGGTTTACCAGGGTTAGCTGCGTTATAAGAAGCTCTACCTTTAGCATTGAGTCCACCACTGGGATTCTTACCTTCTTTACGTTGCCAAGCAGGACTCTTTTTACCAGTAGCCATATCTTTACCCTATGCGTGTTGATACTGCATCGAACTATAACAGCTTTCTTAGTAGGTGTGTCTGTCACATAGGTGACAATAAACTAAGAAATGAGTACTTGACAAGGTTTTTGAAATTGAAGACACTAGGGGCTTCTTTCTTTTACTCTTTTCTTTCTTAAGGTCAGGTATAAGAATACTATTAACAGAAACATGTGAGTCCCTGTCGGGACGAGCATTCAGTTCTTCTCTAGCCCTACGGGTGTACATAGTTTTAAGAACCCCCTCTTGTTTAAAAGTATGTGGCAGCGTTACGTGTCTCCATAATATATTATTTCTTAAAACTAATTTGCCCCCTCCTACCCCTATAACTTCAGCTACTACCTGCTACTAGTAACAGCAACATACTTATTACATATATAGTAGTGTTAGTATAGTACTACTGATGTACATGTACTACACATAAGTATTGTTTAGTCTGTACTTATCCACAGGTTATCCACAGGGGTGTATGTCTATACATGTGTAGCATATTGCACACTCATACATATCAACAACTTACGATGATCTACTGCCCACTAATCTAGGTGCTAAGTTGTTTGGTGTCTGATGATACGTTGAGGTTGATCTACGTTATATCGTTGCGACATACGCTCCTATACATTAAGTACCAGTGCGAGTCTCACCGCCCCCAGCTTCTTGTTCGGGTTGGCAGCGCAGAAACCACGCCAGTCGTCCTTCGTTCGCAAGCTCACTCCGTCCTTTGTGGCATGGCTGCGGGGCTTCGCCCTTTCTGCATTGCCAATTTCGCCTTACGGCGAAACTGCGTGCCGCCTGTGGGCGGCCCTAGCCCTCACTCCCAGCTTTGGTGAGGGGGCGGTTCCCCTCTACCTTCAACTTAACAAGGAGCTCCCAAATGTCACAGCAATCCAACTTCGATTTCAACTCTTTCAACAATCTTACAGAACGCAAACCTGCTGGCTTGCAAATCTATCTCGCTCAGCAGTTGCTCTCCAACGCTCTTTGGAGCTTCGAGAAATACGACAATCCTCGTCAAACTGAGGTGCGTGACGCTCTCAATGCTCTCAAAACTCTCCGTGCTCAACTCAAGTCGGACGCTGCTGCCCGTGCTATCGAGTAATCTTTCCAACAAGGTAGTGGTTAATTCCACTACCTTTTTTTATGTCCAGCATTTGTTCTTAATAACACTGGAGATTCACATGAAACTTATCCACAAAGTAATGATCCTTAACGTAATCATCTTGGTTATCCTTAGTGCTCTGGTAATACATACTTATCAGGCTGATGATCTTGGTTGTATCACTGACACTGAGTGTGAAGCACAAGACTAATCATGTACCACGCTCTAAAACTTCACAACAATCTGGTCGTAAGGCCAGTTGTTGATGGCATCACAGACATCGAGTGGCAGCATGGCTGTCGTCTGTTTGAGATGTCTTCGTCTAGGTATGAACTAGAGACTCGTATCCGTGACTCAGACCAGGTAATTACTGGAGATGTGGATCTGCTTTCCATCGAACAGTGGAGAGAGTTCGTAAGCTCACTGGATGAGCCTACCAATGTTCCTAATAACTTCTTTGTCAGTACGTTCAAACGCTACGACAAATGGGATACCAATCGACCTATCTACTAACTGGAGATCGTATGAACGAAAACTATCTACCCATCTGCACACATTGCTACGCTGTTCGTGTCGAACCACAGCGAGCTAAAGCCATGCGTCCAACCTGTGCAGCTTGTGGCGAGGAAATTGCTAAACAAGTAAAGCATACGATTGTTCCAATGAATAAGAGCAATTACATGCTGGTCACTGACAAGTCCATCCTTTCTCAACTCAACCCTAAGAGGACAACATGAAAGTTAAATCATTTAGAGAAGAAATTAGAAGTAACCTAATGGGTTCTTCAACAGAGTACTGCTGCTATTGCTACACCGTAAGAGGGTGTTCAATTAGTTGCTGTCAAGAGAATCATTTTGTAATGTTCCAAGACTTGGACGATGAAACACAAAATGAAATGATCAACATAGAAGTAGAGGAGTATGAAGCATGGAGCAAGACATGAAAAACAAACAATTGAGTGACAGAGCAGAAGCTGCCCTGTCCTTTGTATTGGCAATTATTATTGGTATTTCATTGGCATTAGCTTTAGTTTATTGGTGGACAACATGACTAGGGTGTATGAATTTACAGCTACCAGTTTGGACTACGGACAGTTGCTAATTCGTTATGAATACAGTGAGCCTGATCCATCAGTAGGTCTTGACGAGACATATGACTGGTTTGCTTTTGAAGAAAACACTAAGAAAGATGTCACCTACGAACTTGACAGAGATGAGCAGAAGTACATCTTTAGACAAGTCAAGCAACATTACAAAGAAGTCTGTGAAGACTTTGGTCAATGATGTCGCTCAACCCTGCAAGCCGAGATGCCAACCGCCAAGCGGCTTGGCATACGGCTGTGCCTGGGCTTCGCTCCCTATGGTAAGCGGGACTTGTCGTCTGCCCGCCTGAAGCGGGGGCAGCCGCCTTCGCCCTTTGTTCTTTAACTTGGAGAAAGTCATGGAATTAGATTTAGTTGATGAAATGGAATGGGAAGACAGTGACAAGATTGAAAAGCTGTCTTTAGAAGATGCTGCGTTGGAAGAACCTGCATTGGAAGAAGAAACACATCGTCATGGCAAAGTATTTCGTAATGGAATTCATGCCTATTTGGATTGGTTCTACGATGGGTCAATAGAAAATGATGATTACTAAGCACTGGTTCATAGAATCAAATGACTATGACGATGTTCTGGTCAGCGTTAACATCGACACCCCCCTTGAAGAAGAAGGGGATAGCCACAAGCAATTGGAGCTATTCACAACTGAAGACCTCATGCTTGAAGATGTGAGTTATTAGTAACACAACGGAGATCAAAATGCCTAATTGGTGTAATAACACAATGACTATTTCTCATCCAGATCCAAACATGATTGTCAAAGCACTAGATGCTTGGAACTCTGGTCAGTTTTTGCAAACACTTGTTCCTTGTCCACAGGATCTGATTGACACAGTTTCAGGATGTTTTGGAGATGAAGAAAAACAAAAAGCTTTAGAAAAAAAGCAAAAAGACAATTTTGAAAAGTATGGCTATCCAACATGGTGGGAATATTGTGTAGCTGAATGGGGAACTAAATGGGATGTGGGACACGACCAATACAGAGATCCACCTATTCTTCATAACAATGGGTTTTCTGTTGCTTTTGAGAGTGCTTGGTCACCGCCTTGTGATGCTTATGCCAAACTTAAAGAATTGGGCTACACCATAAAAGCTTATTACTACGAACCTGGATGTGATTTTTGTGGTCGATGGCTTGATGGTGAAGATGAATGCTACCAACTTTCTGCTGGCGACATTCCAGAAGATATTGTTGAAGAAATGGCTATTGAATCAGTTGAGTAACAAACTTGAAAGGAAATTTTATGTTTCGTGTATATCTTTCTCAATTCAAACGATGGATCGAAAACGTTCCTGTTGAAGAAGCCTTAGTTTATAAAGAAGAAGGTTATCTTGTAGAACGTATGAACTAACAGCATTCTTCTACAGTACTTTCATAAAAAGTACTGTGTAGGCAATGTTGCCGTAACTGGAGATCAATATGGATGCAATGATGTCCACTTTGTACGCAGCAGCTACTGAAGCCTTGGTTTCAGAAACTTCTGCTACGAGTACGTTTGAGAAGATGATTCAGGTTGCTTTTACGCATAGCTCCATTGAGACTTTTGCTAAAGAAGTACGGGAGACTGAACGTCAGATCAAGAAAGAGTTTGAGATTGGTTCTATGCCTGGACCCTGGCGTTCTGCTAAGTCTGTCATCCACTCTGCTATGAAGCTCAGCCTTGGTTTGGTTGACGACAATGGTGGGTTCTATGGTAAGACTTATCTCCAAAACAAAATCAAAGAGATGAAGACTGAAACAAAAGAAGATGTCACACCAGATGCTTATGTGAACAAAATCTGTAAACTTCTAGCTGAAGTTCCAGAGCACATTGATGCAAAGAGTGTCCATCGTGAAGTACTTACGTTTATGAAAGGACTTTGAATGCTGACTAAAAGCATTGAGGTAATGAAATATGTTAGGGCAAGTGCTGGCAGAGCCAATCTTGCTATAGCATTTGAGGATAGGAATGAGCCTAGACATGATGGTAAAACTATCTATCTGCCTAGAATTACCTACCACACCACAGATTTAGAACTCAAACAACTACAAGCGTCTGTTGACCACGAGGTTGCACATGATCTGTACAGTTCGTTTGATGTTCTAAAAGACAAGAAACTTAATCCCAAAGGTCTATTGATGTTTGTTTGGAACTTCTTGGAAGATTCCAGAGTTAACAATATCGAAGCTAAGCAATATCTTGGCTTCAGAGAAAACTGGGATGAGTGTGCATCTGTTTTGATACAAAAGATTTTGGCTAAATCTAAACATGATGCCAAAACAATCTCAAAGATAACCAAGGCTCTTATTTGTTGGGATGCTGCTGTATCAGCAAGTCACTTTCCAATGATAGAACTTATTGCAAGCAAGGTGACTCCCAACAAAAAGATTTTTGATGTTCTTAATAACTACACTGACCGTCTTGTGTCTTGTTATTCAATACTAGATAAAGAAGTAGGCACAAGAGCTACTTATGATTTAGCAGTTGACATCTTGAATGAGTTGGATGAAAAGTGCAAAGAAGAACTTAAAAACCCTGAAGAAGTTAAAAAAGACTCACCAAAAGAAACAAAAGTTAGTGGAGATGCGCCAAAAGAATCTTCAAAAGATGAGGGAGAAACTAAAACAAAAGAAGATGAATACAAGATCATCAAAGTTGAACTCACTGAAGAAGATTTAGCTGCGATGTCTTTAACAATGCCCGAACACGGTGAAGAGATGGGCAAAGTAGGAATCAACTTTGATCCTGTCAAATGTGATGACGACTGGGACTTGACTGATTACAGCGAATTTGTCGTTGTCAACTATCCTAAAAATATTGGAGATGAAAGATACTTTCAATCTGCAAAAAAATTTCTTGAAGGATATGAAGAACAAGTTGGTTCTAAACTTATTTCTCAAGAAAATTTTGCACAACAAGTTCGTAGACTAATCCAAATCAGAGCTAAAGTGCAAATGCAATATGGAACAAAAAAAGGCAAACTAGATCAATCTAGATTGTCTCGCATCTGTTTCAATGCTCCAGGTTTCAATGAGCGTGTTTTTAAGAACAAAATTGAAAACAAGTTGCTTGATGCTGCAATCACTGTTCTAGTTGATATGTCTGGATCAATGGGTGGTCAAAAAGTATTCAACGCTTTAGCTTCAACATTGTTGGTCAATGAAGTTTGTTCCACGCTAAACATTCCTCTAGAAATCATTGGTTTTACTGATGGCTACTCTAGTACCTTTGGTGGAATAAAACCAATTATGTATATTTACAAAAGTTTTTCTGATTTAAAAGTAAGTTCAGATTCTTTACGTGAATATTTTGCATATAGTAGTAACCACATGAGTGGTAATCCTGATGGTGAAAACATTCTTTGGGCTTATGATCGTTTGGCTAAGCGTAAAGAAAGAAAAAAGTTATTGATAGTTATGTCTGATGGCAGTCCTGCTGCAAGTAAATCTTGTATGGGCATAGGAGAGTTCACACACAAAGTAATTGAAGAGATAGAAGCTTCCAAGTCTGTAGACATCTATGGTCTAGGTTTGTGTAGCGACTCAGTGCAGTATTACTACAAAGCACATAGTGTGGTTAGTAAACCAGAAGAAATCCCAAGTAAGTTGATTGAGTTAATAGAAAGGAAGATTGTCAATGGCAGCTAGTGAAAAAATTGAAGATCTTGTTACCAAGGCTCTTAAAGAAGCATTGGACAAACGCAAGAAGTCTGAAGTGCTAATCAAAGAAGCTGAAAAGCTTATTAGTGATGTAGACATGCTCGACAAGATGGCTGGGAGTACTCCTCCAGCAGTAGCAACAAGTGCTGTCGGCAAAAAAGCTTTGGGATCAAATCAAGTTTGGTTGTCTAAGCTAATCAATGACTCATCAATTCCAACTGATGATGATTTTGGTGTTACAACATTCCACGACTACGATTGGGATGAGCGAGTTGCTTCATTTGTTCCTATGATCAACGAGCACTATGTTCTTGACAAAGAAATTGCAAGCAACATTCTGATGGCTTGGGAACTTAAAGAGAAAGTTCTTTGCTATGGTCCAACAGGTGCTGGCAAATCAACTACTATTGAACAGCTTTGTGCTCTTACTTGTCGTCCTTTTATCCGTGTAAATTGTACGGGTGACATGGACTCTTCTATGATCTTTGGTCAACTGACAGCCAAGGATGCATCAACAGTTTGGGTCGATGGTGTTGTAACAGATGCAGTTAAGTATGGTGCTGTGTTTGCTTGGGATGAGTGGGATGTAACTCCTCCAGAGATTTCTATGGGTCTGCAATGGCTCTTAGAAGACGATGGCAAGCTTTTCTTGAAAGAAATGCCTGGTAGTACCAGAGATAAACAAATCGTGCCACACGAACATTTCAGAATCGTAGCTATTGGCAACACCCAAGGTCAAGGTGATGACACAGGTGCTCATGCAGGTACTAATGTTCAGAACTCAGCAACTCTTGATCGTTTTGGTACAGCAGTGTATGTGGACTACCTACACCCTCTAGTTGAGGAAAGGATGCTTAGAAATAAGTTTCCTGATACTGTGACTTCAAAGTCAGCTAAAGAGCTTATAAAGCTGGCTAACTTGATTCGTCAAGGTTACAAAGCCAGCCAGTTCAATTTGACTGTCTCTCCACGTTCTTTGTTTAGTATTTGTAGGAAGGTTTCTTCAGGGTGTTCTTTGAAGAAAGCTTTTACATTGGTATACCTTAACAAGCTTAACGACACACAACGCAAAGTTGCTGATGAGTTGTTTAGCAAGGTCTACGGCAAAGACGCATAAACCAAAACTACAAAACCATATAGCCTTTTTAGGAGGGCTATATATTTTGAGCTTTAAAAAACAATATGATTGATCGTAAACTAATCTTAGCTAATGCTCCATCTGCAACAGGAGATCAAATCCATGTCAACCACATTGGCTGCGAAGCAGGTGAAGACATTAAACGTAGACTATATGTCAAACGTACAGAAACAGGATTAGTAGCCTATTGTCACCATTGCAATGAGTCTGGGTTTGTTTCAGATGGAAGTGGTAGATTGTCTACATGGGTCAACAAAAAAGAATCTAGCGCAGCTAGTAGCAACGAGAAACCTGTGCTTGCTTCTCTTGCGGTTGAAGGTAAGTTGTGGCTGCATAAGTATTACTGCAACACATCTGACAAAGTGTTTAGTGGCGTAGCAGGAGAGCGACACAAGGTAGCTCTTACACTGCATAACCCAGAACAACAGCCGATAGGCTGGCAAGTTAGGAATGTAGCGCCTAACGCTACACCAAAATACATAACATACTACATCGACAACAACTCCAAAGGAGATGCAAGTTGGTTTCACAAAAGCAGTAAAACGCTAGTCATAACTGAAGACTACCTCAGTGCTTACAGAGTTCACAATGACACAGGCTTTAGTTCTGTGGCGTTACTAAGAACAATAGTCTCGGATAAAACACTAAGACAAATAGACGAACTCGAATTTGAGTACGTAGTTATTTGGCTTGATCCCGATGAGGCTGGTATAGAAGGAGCAACAAAAGCATACAAGAAACTAAACCACTTTCTTCCATCAAAAACAAAGCTTGTCTTGCTAGGCATAGACAAAGAACCTAAACAATGCAGACCAGAAGAACTGGACAGCATACTTACCTAAAGGACATAGATGGACTATGACGTTCTCTATCTTTGCGCTAAAAGCAAAGAGAGCTTGATGAAATACAGGCGGTATATCAAACCGCATGTAGTGACCAAAGAAACTAACATCATTCTTGATGGTATGGATAAATACTACAAGACGTTTCCAGGTGTTACAACTTTCAATTGGTCTTCTTTCACTGCATATCTGATAGCAGATCAAAGCAAACGACTAACTGATGATTCTATTGTCAAGCTACGGATGACTCTCACAAAAGCAAAAGACTTTGAGCCACATCATGCACACGAAGAAGTGATCAAAACTCTTATTGAGCTAGATTACTTAGCACTAATCATGGAAGAATGTGAGAAGGTCAAAGAAGGTTCTAGTGACCTTGAACATGTGCATATCCTAGCAACCAATGCGTTAAAAGATGTGGAGAGATACATTGAAAAAGATGAATTGTTTGTCTCGGCTGACCTTAGTGCTATTGCTGATCGAATCACTAGTTCTGGCTATGAGTGGAGACTTGATGCTCTCAATCGTTCTCTTGGTCCTCTCAGGACAGGCAATTTTATTATTGTTGCTGCACGAGTCGAAGTAGGTAAGACAACGTTTCTAGCAAGCGAAGTAAGCTACCTAGCACAACAACTGCCTATAGATAGACCTGTTGTATGGGTTAACAACGAAGAAGAATCTTCTGTTGTGTTCTTTAGGATTGTTCAGGCTGCTCTTGGTCAAGAATCTAAAGTAATTATTGCTTGCTCTAAATCAGCAATGGAAGCCTATACAACATTGATGGGTGGAAACAAAGACAAGATACGTGTTACTAAAGACATGAATCATATTCGTGACTTAGAAACATTGTTTCGAGAAATCAATCCAGGTTTGATTGTGTTTGACCAGCTAGATAAAGTAGATGGCTTTAACAAATCTGACGAGCGTGAGGACATCAAACTTGGCAAGATCTACAAATGGGCACGGGAACTTGCAAGAACCTATGGCCCAGTTATTGCTGCTTCACAGTTAAGCGCAACAGCAGTGGATATGAAAGATCCTCCGTTTATTGGTTTAGATGCTCTTCGTGGCTCTAAGACTGACAAACCAGGTGAAGCTGATGCTGTGATCACACTAGGCAAGTACAAAGACCCAAAGACACCAGAAGAAGAAATGATTCGCACAATCAATGTTCCTAAGAACAAGCTTCCAGGTGGAGGATCAAAGCACATGGAGTCACAACGGCATGGGCAGTATCTTGTAACCATTGATCCAATTAGAGCAAGATTTGAGTAAACCATGACCATACCCTCATTTGTAGCTATTGATGTTGAGACAACACTCAACGGAAATGAAGACATAGGACTAGCCCATCCTATGCACCCTGACAATAGAGTTGTAGCGTTTGGAATCCAACACAAAGCTAAACATGTAGTTGGTTACGATCAAGAAATGTTTGAACATTCTTTAAGATTAGCTTCACCAGAAGCAATCTTTTGTGGGCACAACATTTCTTTTGATTTGATGTATTTGTATAAAACAAGTACTGATCTGAAGTATCAATTGCAAAGACATCGCATTTGGGATACACAGTTAGCTGAGTACATCTTGAGTGCTCAACAAACTAAATTCTCTAGCCTTGATGAGCTGTCTGTAAAGTATGGGTTGCCAGTCAAAGACGACACCATTAAGAAATACTTCCAAGCAGGGTTAGGTTCTGAAAAAATTCCCGCAGAAGAGTTACTTCCATACCTACACCAAGATGTAGCTAACACACAAACAATTGCTGTGTTGCAGTACGAACAGGCTGTTAAACAAAACCAGTTAACTCTAATCATGTCCCAAATGGAAGCATTACATGCAACCACAGAGATGATGTTCAATGGTCTGCACATTGATCACGACAGATTAAACAAGTACACAGTTGAGGTTGTTGACGAATACGTAGAAGTAAAAATCAAGTTAGAAGACTTGGTTACTTACGATGGTCTTGTTGAGGACATCAACAGCCCTAAGCAATGGAGCCAATTCTTTTTTGGTGGAACTAAGAAAGTAAAAGTCAAGGAAGAAGTAGGTGTTTACAAGAACGGCAACACTAAGTACAGGCTAGTAGAAAAGAAAGTTGCAATCCCCCCATTCATCAAGTATGTGCCTGATCCAGACAAAGTTTCAGAAAAGACTGGTCAAATATCAGTCGATGATTCTGTGCTCAATGACATGCTTAGACACACGTTTGATCCAAAAGCCATAGCCATCATCAATGCCTTGCTAAAGTACCGTGAGCTATCTAAGCAGCTTTCTACGTATGTACAAGGTCTTAGTAAGCACACAATCGGTAAATTTATTCATGGCAAACTAAATCACACATCTACTGTTACTGGTAGATTGTCGTCAACTAATCCTAATTTGCAAAATATTAGTAATAACCCTATTAAACAAATCTTTAATTCGAGGTTTAATGATGGTCTGATTGTTGAGGTTGACTTCAACCAACTAGAAGTAGTTGCCCTTGCTCATGTTACTAGAGACAAACAATTGATTGCAGATATTTCTAAAGGCATCGACATACACAGTGCTCTGTACAAAGACATGTTTGGCAGGATGCCAACAAAGGAAGAACGCAAGCCGTTCAAGTCAAGGACATTCCAATTGATCTATGGTGCTGGAGCTAAAGCAATTAGCAAACAAGCTGGCTGTAGTTTTGAAGAAGCTAAGAAGTTTATTGATGTGTTCTACACACGCTACCCTGATGTAGCTAAGTGGCACAAAGACTTTGCTGTAAGGGCAGAGCTTGAGAGCTTGTACCAACTTGATGATGATGGTTTCCGTGAAAAAATAAAAACATTTGTATTTCAAACAGAGACAGGAAGAAAGTTTTGTTTCAGGGAATACTTCAGTGACAGCACATGGTCACCAAGAACATACAACTTCAGTCCAACAGAACTGAAGAATTATCCCATTCAAGGATTAGCTACTGGAGATATTGTTCCAATGATGTTGGGCATTATCTTTAGAAAGCTGGTAGGCAGAGATGATGTGAAGATGGTTAACACTATCCACGATTCTCTAATGTTCGATGTTGACAAGGACTCAGTAGTTGACTTTATTTTGGAGATCACAGACATACTAAAAGACACACACAAATATTTTGAAAAGATTTTTAAAGCACCATTGGCCCTGAAGCTCAATGCAGGGGCATCCTATGGACTAAATTGGTTTGACATGAAAGAAATGTGATATGGCAATGATGACAGGCATCGTAGAGTCCACCTCTACAAAAGACGTAAACACCAAGTTTGGCACTAAGCCAACTTACTCAATGAAAGTAAACGGCACTTGGATTAAGTGTGGGTTTAAAAACCCCAATGTCGAAGCTGGTTACGAAATTCAGTTTGATGGTGTTACAGGTACGTATGGCGTTGAAACTAAATCTGTAGAAATCTTACGAAAAGTTGTTAGTAGTTCTGCACCTGAATCAACAGCAGTTGCAGCACCGACTTCTGTAGCAGTTTCAAAAACATCTTATGGTGGTTACAAAGACAAAGTTTTTCCTGTACCCCCTCTTCATGGTGATAGAGCAATTGTTCGTCAGAACGCTCTTGCTCGGGCTACTGATATTTATATTGCTGCTCGTGGGGGCAAGCCATTTGATTTGGAAGCCTCTACGCTTGACCTTATTATTCAATTTGCTCGTAAGTTCGAAGCTTATACAGCAGGTGATCTTGACATGGCAGAAGCTATGAAAGAAGATGGAGGTACTGGACAAACAGAGTTGCAGTTGTCGTAACTTTATGGGGGCTATTAAGCCAGTATTCGAGGATGTTGACATGTATAGTTTTCTGGCTTTCATATACATCTAGTTGAAAACAAAATCGAAGCCCTCTTTTTTTTAATCAATCCCAGGAGTTAGTATGAAAGAAGTTGTCCAAGTTAAACGTGGTCGTGGTCGTCCTAAAAAAGTAGTTGCACCAGTAGTACCAAAAATTAAAACAATAAAATCAACTTACATCTATAAATCTATAGGTCTAGACCAGAATGTGATTCAAAAAATAGATGCTATAAGAACCAAATTGTCTGAACAGCTTGGTTTTAAAGTCTCGTACTCTGATGCTGTAGGACATCTACTAAAGATTGCGGAGAGCAAATGACACCTATGGAACTGTACGAACTGCTAAACAATGCAGCAGTTAAATTTGAAGTCATTGAAATCTTTGATGGTGCAAGAGTTCTTAACATCCATGTGGAAGAGGAGGATGTAGATGAAGGCACTGATTGATGGTGACATAGTTGTCTATCGTGGTGCTGCATCAGCAGAGAAAGAAGAACAATGGGTAGCCCTAGCAAGGGCTGACCAGATGATTCAAGACATTCTTGAAGACACAAAGGCTACGTCTTACAGCGTGTATCTAACAGGCACGGGCAATTTCCGAAGGGAGATTGCTCCTAGTTACAAAGCTAATCGACCTGATGAAAGGCCAGCACACTGGCAAGCTGTGCGGGAGTTCCTAGTAACACACCACAAAGCTCAAATGTGTGATGGCTATGAAGCAGATGATGAAATGGGTGTCCAACAAGACAAGGTAGGTGGAACTACTGTAATTTGTAGCATAGACAAGGACTTGCTTCAGATACCAGGAAAACACTATAACTTTGTAAAAAAGGTCACCCAAGAAGTTACTCCAGATCAAGGTTTAAAGTTTCTTTATATGCAGAGTCTCATAGGTGACAGGAGCGATAACATCATTGGTGTGGCTGGCTTAGGCCCAGTAAAGGCAGAAAGAGCTTTAGCAGAGTTGTTGCCTGAAGAGTGGTATGACAAATGCCGTGAACTCTATAACGATGATGAGCGATTCCATCTCAACATGAAGCTGTTGTACATCTGGCAAAAGCCCAACGACAGTTGGGAGCCACCGCAGGTGGGCACAACAACAACCGACTCGCCCCAAGGCGGGGAGGCAACACAACAGCAGGAACAACAATGAATGCAGACTACCTCATTGCTAACGCAAAACAAACAAGCGATGTCATGTATAGAGATGGAGTAGCAGAAGATCGTTTAGCTTACCGAGTAGGTTTGTTGGAAGTCTACATAAAGCAACTTTGTATCACTATTAAAGATCGTGAAGAAGAAATCATAAAACTAAGCACCAAAAGCAATGCCAAGACCTAAACAACACAATCCTTCAGGGTATCGCAGCGGCTTAGAAGTTAAATTCCAAGCTGCTTGCGAAGCAAAAGGGTGGAAGCTGGGGTACGAACAAGACAAGATTAAGTACGTAATACCTGCAAGCAACCACACCTACACACCAGACTTCACTGTTATTAATAACGTGTACATAGAAACCAAGGGTCTATGGACAGGAACTGACAGAAAAAAAGCAGTGCTTATCAAAGAACAGCACCCAGAAATTACGATTCTGTACGTGTTACAACGCAATCAAGGGCTGTCTAAAAAAAGCAATACAACTTACTTGGATTGGGCAGCTAAACATGGCCTTGATGCTTGTGTGTTCTCAGATACTAAACACTGGACTGAATACATCATGAGGCACATATGAAAATCTCTTCAAAAACAGCAGGTAAAAACATAAAGACTCCATTGTGTTACTTTAAAGAGATCAAAGAAGTGACTGAGGAATCTTTTGAAATTGGCAGTTATCCTACTAACAACATCTTTGAAAGGGGTGTGTATACGCTTGGTTACGGAGATCAAGTTCAACCACTGCGCCCTGGCAGTCAAGATTTTTTAAAACACAAGTCTAAAGGACTAGGAGACAAAACATGAACATACAAGCTCTAACGGCTGTAAGAAAGATGTACAACGTTGATTACGTACCTGCAAGCACCAACCGATATAACCAACGTCAGTGGGTAAAAGCCTTGCGTATTTTGGGCGACAACTGGTTGCTCAAAAAACAAGTAAGTCGTAAAGAAGAATTAAAAGAATGTCTAAAGTAAACGCTACACACCTTTCAGGTATGAAGTGTTTTAAATGTGGAGCAACAACATTTGTAAAAGCAACCAGATCAGAGGACAACAATGTTACTAGGATCAGGGAATGCTACAACAACCACAGGTTTTACACCCAAGAAACTGTTGTGAGAATGATTAAACGTTATTCTGTAGGAAGAGATAAATGAAAGACCCCCAAGACTGTACTTACCCACACACTCAACTTTGTTTGCATAACTGCAAAGAAAACTGCGTTAAACGTAGCACCGGCAATCGTAAGAAACAAATAGAAGATGCAGAAGAAGAAGCTTGGCAAGAGCTAAGTGCTAAGCAAGGTATGCCCCCTATCTACGGAAAACAAGCATGATGTACAGATGCAGCAAGTGCTCTCGGGTAATGTCGCGTAATAGTGAAAAGATGTGGATTAAAAGCTATTGCGGGGCAACAGATCAATTTAGTCGTTTAATGAGGCAAGCATGACACAAGATGAAATCATTGAGATGGCACAAGAATGCAAGTTGATTGGTATGCGTCCACACCTTGATGGCATTTACTCTGAGGCACTTGAAGCCTTTGCCAAACTGGTAGCACAGCATGAGCGTGAGGAGTGTGCAAATATAGTAGACCACATTCTTAAAGAAGGTGGTGGCACATACGGCGATGCAATCAGAGCAAGGGGACAGGCATGATTAAAGACGCACTGAAATATCTGCAACCCACCGCAGCTATTCCTGTTGACATGGAGACCACAATCATGCTGGTCAACGCACTCAAAGAACGATTGGCACAGCCAGCACAGCGCACATGGGTAGGGCTGACGGATGAGGATATTGGTGATGCTTATGTCGCATGGGATGACACTAA